TCACTTCCTTAAATCTAGAAATGGTACCACTAGGATTAGCTTCTTCAAGCTTGATAGACACTCCATGAGGATTATTGAAATAGCAACTCCAGCCCAAGCAAGTAAAACAATTAAAATTTAAGTATGACAAGAAAAGAAAGAGAAAAGGAACTGTTTATCCATCATAGGGATAAGTTCCGTAAAATTCAAGTTTCTGATCCTTATTTTACTATTAAGACGGCTTTCTTTCAGAAAGGCAAGTATGGTAGACAGGTTCAGTTATTTGAAGGTGAATTAAAGAGAGAAGAAGATATCTATATTGAGTTTATTGACATCAATAGAGATAATTTTGGTAAAGAAATAGGTCTTGAACCTGCTTTTGAAGATAGACCTCTCTTTAAGTACAAGTACAATCCTTATTTTGCAGAAGAATATGATGTAAAAGAAAGTACTAATGCTAATGGTGATAACTACTTTGCTTATACAATTCCATTGTCTGAGTTAATGGTAGTTATGCCTGATGGTTCTGAAATCACTTATAATCTTTATGAGAAAAGAAAAGCTGAAGCTCCTAAAGAGCAAGTAAGTCTATCTGTATTTCCAGATTTTGAGAATGAATTTATTCCAAAACTTAAAGAAGTCAGTTTAGATGAAGAAGAATCAGCTTCTGATATTCTTCTAAGAATTGCAACAGAGTTTCAAAAATTAGCAACTAAGATAAAATGAGTATAGTACTTCCAACTACAAAGGTCAAGGCTGAAAGAGTTAATCCAAAGAGATTAGTAATCTATTCAAAGCCAAAGACAGGTAAAACAAGTGCCTTTGCGGGTCTTGACGAGAATCTAATCATGGATTTAGAAAATGGTGCTGATTATGTAGAAGCTCTTAAGGTTAAAATAGGAAGCTTGCAAGAGCTACTTGATGCTGGTAAAGCTATTAAAGCTGCAGGTAACCCATACAAGTATGTTACAATAGATACTGTAACTGCATTAGAAGATATGGTAATGCCTTTAGCTATCAAGCTTTATAAAAACACAAGCATGGGTAAAAACTATGATGGTGATAATGTATTGTCCTTACCAAATGGTGCGGGATATTTATATTTGAGACAGGCTTTCTTTCAAGTTTTAGATTTTATTGATACATTAGCTCCCCATATTATTTTGTCTGGTCACATTAAGGACAAGCAAGTTGATGATAAGGGAGAGATGGTTCTTGCTGCAAATATAGATTTGACGGGCAAGATTAAGTCTCTAATCTGTGCTAACGCAGATGCAATTGGCTACATGTATAGAAAGGGTAACAAAACTATTTTGTCATTTAAGACAAATGAAGAGGTTACTTGTGGTGCAAGACCTGAACATCTAAGAAATGAGGAGATTGTAGTTACAGAAGCAAATGACAAAGGTGAACTTGAGTTTCACTGGGATAAAGTATTTATTTAATTATTAAAAACAAAACAAAATGGCATTAAGCACAACTGATTTAGGAGCAGCAGGCTCAGGACTACCAAAGACAATTACTCCAGGTAACCACGTATTGAAAATTAACAGCATTGAACTTGAGGATTTCAAGTTTATTGATGGTGCATATCATCTTATGATGCATGTAGAAACACAACCTATTGAAGGTTTTGAAGGCTTCATGATTGACAAAGATGATGAAAGCAAAGGAAGATATGCTGGTCAGATTGGTAGAGTAAAAGCAAGCCAATATGCATTTGCGGATGGAGAAACCAAAACAGGTATTAAGATTCAGAGAGATAGATCTATCTTGATCTTCTTAAGAACTCTTGCACATACTATGGAGTTAGATTCTTGGTTCCTTGAGCAAGATGGTCAACATGATACTATTGAAGACTTTGTTAAAGCATTCAATAAGACTGCAGATTTCAGAGGTAAATTCCTTGAGTTCTGTGTTGCTGGTAAAGAGTATGAAGGTAAATCAGGTTATACTAACTATGATATGTGGTTGCCAAAAGCAGAAGGTAAAAAGTATGCATTTGGTGCCATAGAAGAAGGTGTTGTGATCCCTTATGATGAGGCTAAGCACCTTAAGAAATTAGAAGTTAAAGAAGTTAAGTCTTTTGGAGATGATGATGTGTTTTTGAAACCAAAAACATCTTCTGATTTTAGTTTAGACTAATTAACTAACCTTTTATAGAGGGGGGAGTTAATTAATAATCAATGTAACTTAATATTAACAGGGATTTTAAATTAAATCAGGAGCCTCCCCCCTTTATTTTTATTGCTATGATTTCAACAAAGAACTTAGTATCTGATTTAGAAGACGTACCTAGAGAATGGGTATTTGAATATTATCTGAACTTAAAAGAGAAACTCATTGGTCAGGATATAAAGATGCTCTCAGCATTTAATGTAAAGGATAAAGTTCCTAGCATGTTTATCTATCGCAATGGGGATTACTATAAGTTTAAAGATTTCTCTTCTGGCTTTCAAGGTGATCAAATTGAACTTGTCAAATGTTTATTTAACTATGATTCAAGATTCAAAGCAGTTAACAAAATAATTAATGATTACCAAGAGTATCTTAAGTATAATGCACCTGCAGAAAGAGGACCCATACAATTTCATGATAAGTTCAAGGTAGTAGATTTCCAAATGAGACATTGGAATTCCCAAGACTCTAAGTTTTGGACAAGTTTTAGGATTTCTTCAACTGTGTTGGAGAGATATAATGTTGTCCCATTGGAGTTCTTTACTATGGAAAAGACTGAAGTTGATGGTAGTCTTAGGTCTTATAGATTCACAAGACCCTATGTCTATGGTTATTTTAGACAAGATGGGGAGTTATATAAGATCTATATGCCTAAAGTCCCAGAGAAGAAGTTCATTAAGATCCAGAACTATACACAGGGTATGGATCAACTACAATATGATTCCAAATATTTACTGATTGTTTCTTCACTTAAAGACCTTATGTCTTTCAAGAAGCTTGGTATTGGTAATATAGAATGTATTGCTCCGGACAGTGAGAATACAATGATTGGAGAATCTGTTATAAATAAACTTAGAGAAAAGTATACTAAGATTATTGTACTGTTTGATAATGATGAGCCTGGTATAAAAGCTGCTCAGAGATATCAAGATAAGTATAGTATCCCACATGTAATACTTGACATGTCTAAGGATTTATCAGACTCTGTTAGAGATCATGGTATTGAACCTGTGAGAGATAAGTTATTATCTTTACTAAAACAGATAGTATGAGTTGGATATATGCTGGAAAAGAATTTACTGATGACCAAATTCCTGAAGGAGCTATAGGTTTCATATATGAAATGGAAGCTTTTATTGATGGAAAAGCTGTCAGATATATTGGTAAGAAGAATTTTCATTCTACAACTAAGAAAAAGTTTGGAAAGAAAGCTCTTGCAGATATGACAGACAAAAGGGCAAAGAAATACACTATTCAGGTGAAAACTAACTATCAGAACTACTTTAGTAGTAATAAAGTGCTTCAAGATGCACATAAAGCAGGTATACCTATAAAAAGGTTCATAATTAAAATCTGTTATTCTAAAACAGAATTAACTTATTATGAAACAAAGTATCAGTTTGGAAGTGAAGTACTTGAAAAAGAAGAATATCTAAATGCCAATATCCTTGGCAGGTTTTACAAAATCAAATAGTATGAATGAAATAAATATGATGGCTACCCTTGTCAAATTAGCTGACTTGGGAGTAACTGGTATTAAGGTAAATTATGAAGGATCTGATGATTCAGGTGCAATTGACAGTGTAATCTACACTACAGAAAAAATGAGTGAAGATGAAGAAGATGCATTTAGTGATATAAACGACCTAAATGTTTGGGGTCAAGATGTAAGACATCTTTGTACACTAGATTCAGGTCTTGAATCAGATATTATACATTTTGTTGAGGAAAAATTACTCAATGACATTGAAGACTGGTGGAATAATGAAGGTGGTTATGGTTCAGTATGTATACTTATACCATCAGGTAAATACAAGATCACTAATGATATCAGAATTGTTGAGACAGAAACTTATTATCATGAGGGTTCTTTAATCCAAAAGACATTGTAATGGCACATCCGTATCAACATGCTGTATCTTCAGCTAGAAAGTTTGGAGGAGCTCCAGTAGATTATTTATATATCCACCAATGGTTTGATGAGACTAAATCTTGGGTAGGTCATAGTAAGCACAGAATGTTCCGTCACCACAGTGAAGGCATCTTTGAATGTGAACAAAGATTTGGTATATCATTTAATAATTCTGATGGCAAAACTGTATATACAAGATATGTTGGTGAACAGCATGTAAAAGAAGATTGCAATGGATATATTCCAAGTGCAAAAGAATGGATAGATATGATTGCATCTGGCGAATTAAAAGAATGGGCTATTAAAACCCTAAAAATTGAAGACTAATGACAAGAGATGAATTAAAAAATCTGATTAACATGTTTCAATCAAGTGATTATGAGAACCATGTAGTTGCATTTCATGCAATTGAGAACAGTCCACTTGATAATAATGAGCTAGTATTATTGTATAAATTTTCTGGACAACCATTTGCACAATGGAAGAAAGAAATTCCAATAACTGCACAGAGGATTGTTGATGTAATTGGTGATGAAGCCATAGCATTATCATCTGCACGTGTACTTGGTATTATTACTAACAATAAGGCAGCTAAACATGTAATAGAAACATTCCTGGAGTTTTTCATCCGGGATTTAACCAGTATGTTAGGAAGCATAGGGTATCCAATGGACAAAGTTGACATCAACGTAAAGATAAGAGATGATGGACAAAGCTAGAAGTTTAAGTAAAATAAGTAAAGATTTAATGTTGAAAGAGCCCTATTACGGGTTCTTTCTCATTATGTTGAATAAAGTTTGGAGAAAAGATCTCCCAACTGCAGGAGTAAGCAAACAGAATATTAATTATCAATTAGCCATCAATGAAGAATTCTGGATGGGTCTAAGTGATGATCATAAAATGGGCTTACTGAAACATGAATTGCTCCATATTGCATTTGGTCACCTTGTAAGTTTTAGTTCTTTCAGTAACAAAAAACTTGCAAATGTTGCCATGGATATGGAAATTAATCAGTATATTGAAGACTCTTGGCTGCCAGAAGGGGGTATCAGAATTGAAGATTATGAAGATCTCAGATTAGATAAAAAGGCTGGTTGTAGATATTACTATGACCAGCTTCTCCGCCTTCAAGATGAGAAGGATAAGAATGGTACCACAGGTAATGATGCCATGGATAAGCTTCTTGATAATGTAGCTAGTGGAGATATTCCAGATCATAGCACATGGGAAGAGTTTGATGACATGACTGATGCTGAGAAAAAGCTAATTGAAAAGCAAGTTCAGAAAATTCTACAAGACGCAAAAGAACAGACTGTAAAGAAACGTGGTAATGTACCAGGTGAGATTGAAGGTCTTATTGTAGTTGAGGAGTTTGTTGCACCTAAGTTTGATTGGAAAGGTTATCTCAGAAGATTTACTGGAGTAAGTACTAAGGTATTTACTAAGAAGATTAGGAGAAAAGAGAACCGTAGATATGAGGATAATCCAGGTCTGAAAATTAAGATGCGTCAGCACATGTTGCTTGCTATTGATACTTCAGGTTCAGTAAGTGATACAGAACTTGCTGAGTTTATGAATGAGATTCATCATATCTATAAAGTAGGAGTAGATATTACTGTAGTACAGTGTGATACTTCTATTAAATCTATTGAGCCTTATAGAGGCAAGAATGAAATCAGTGTATTAGGAAGAGGTGGGACTGAATTTGATCCCGTCCTAGATTATTACAATGCAAACCTGAAGAAATATACAAGCTTGGTATATTTCACTGATGGTGAATGTTATACATCTGTAAGACCAAGAGGTAAAGTCCTATGGGTCTTGTCAGAAAGATCAAGCATGAATGAAGACCTACCTGGTCAAGTGATTAAATTAGAATTATAAAAAACAAACATTATGA